CTAAATAAATCTTTCCATTTCAAATGGTATGCCTTTACTGCGTAATAAGTCATATGTAGTTTCGTAATTTTGCAAATTCTCACCATGTAAAAGGAGATGAGTGGCAAAATAATTAGCTTCACACTCAACTTTATCTACAGAAAAAAAGGTGTTTTTCCTAAGATATGGTGTATGTATTTTTTCATGCATAACTGTATGACCTAACTCATGACCACATAGAAATAATCGTTCTTTTTCCTCTGATCTAGTGTTTAAGACGATAAATTTATTACGTTTTTCGTATTTATAAAAACCAAGTATTTCTGGATGCATTTCAAAATAAACAACATGAATATTTTTATACGCAGCTAATTCGAACGGATTATTAGTTTTATACTTCTTGACTAATTTTGCTATTTCCTGGTCGATCCACTTCATTACATACGCCTCGCATTCCTATTTATCTTCTTTTTTATCTCTATATTTTTTAGGAATGTATTTTTTATTAATAACTTGAGTTTGACGGACAATAAATTCCATCGCTTCTAATAGTGAATCAACAGCTTCTTCGCTCATCGGTTCACCGTAAAAATTCAGCCCATCGTTTTTATCTGTATTATTGGCTTCCATTAAATCCTTTCTTATTTGATCCATCCGTTTGGCAATATCACGTTCATCTTTTTCAGTGAATTTATATTCACCTGTAGATTCATTAATGTAATGTCCTTTTTCATCGTCAGTTCTTCCCAATAGATAATCAGTGGTTACATTAAAATAATCAGCTAACATATTTAATGTTTCAGTATCAGGACTACGTTTTCCTTTTTCATAACCCGAAATAGAAACCTTAGTAACATTGACAATCTTGCCTAATTCTTCTTGGGTCAACTTTTTATTTATTCTAAGGCGTTTTAATCTATCGCCCCTAAATTTAAAATTGGTCTTCTCGTCCAAAGTTAACACCTCGTTTCACCTCCCATTATAAGTTAACAAATAGCTAACTTTAAGTGAAAAATAAACAAGTTAACTAATTAGAAATTTTTATAAAAAATACCTTGAAAGTTAACAAGAAGTTAATTATAATATAGTTAACATCAAGTTAACAAAAGGGGTGAGAAAATGGCAGCACTTGAAAAGCTGATTAAAATGCAAAGTGATACAGGCCTTACTTACAAAGAAGTGGCTGATCAAGTGGGTATCACTAAAGAATATTATTGGATGATTGTCAACGGCAAAAGAAAGCTCAGTTACACCTTGGCCGTAAAAATTGCAAAGGTATTTAAAACTAGTCCGGATTTTATTTTTTTGGAATCTGAGTTAACAACAAGTGAACAAAAGGAAATATCATAGGTTAGTCCATCTGTCCATATTGCATAAGATCTATCGAGGTGATCATATGGCAAAAAAACAAAAAAAGACCACTCTGTATGTCGGCGAAGAGACATACGGAAAAATTCCAATTGAAGAAGCATTCAAGAAGGCGTTGGAACCTTATTTTAGCAAAGACAAATACATTACCAAGAAAATTTCGTAGCCTTTTGGCTGCTTCTTCTTAAGGAAGACAAGCTTAATTAATTAACTTAATTGTACCATTTGCAAACTTTTAATAAGGAGGCGAACAAGGTGGGGAACACATTAACCAAGCCTAGACTTTACTCTCCATCACAGATAGGAATGATCTTACGCATTGCTCGTGAGCGTTCTTGTCAAGAGGAACGACGTACTAAACGTTATGTTTCAGAGGCACTTGGCATCACGATTCAACGGTTGTCAAATATAGAAGCTGGGTATTCCGAATGTCCGTTTGATTTAGCCATACAGTGGTGTGAGGTTGTTGAGGATTACACAGCGCTAGCACAAATAAAGCATATATACGGAATGGGGTTGCCTGCTACTGATCCTAGATTACTAGACTTTGTGCATAATCAACTAGTTAACTTTATCGATCAAGCTGAACAGGCAGTTGTTGCTGCAAGAGAGCTATTACATAGAAGTCCAGATATAAGACCTGGAGATAATCCTCAGGAAAAGTTTGGGATCGATTTATTGAACCATGCAGAGCAGATTCTTGATGCGAAGCAGGCTTCGGAGTGTGTGTTGGAGTCCATGAAAATCAACTGGGATTTGGATATCGAAAAGGTTTATCAAAATTGGATCCAAGAAGGTATTGCCGATAGAGTCATTATCCCATCGGTATCCAAATTTGAAGATATTCGGAAGGAAATGTTCTACCAAAATCATAGAAGGGGTGGAAGTAATTATGAAAATTAAAGTAGGCGAATGGAAAAACATGAATGATGATGAAAAAATGGAGGCTTTAAAAGAAGCAGCGAAAGGGAGAGCAAAATGAACAAAACAATCACAGTAAATGGTCGCAAATATGTATTAACAATCAATGAGGATCAACTGCAACGGCAATATAATGTTGAGTTATTTGATGAAAAAGAACAATGTACCGCGGAACGTAATTTTAAAACACTTGAAGAAATTCAAAAGAATTTACGTAACTGGATCATCTCAAATGATATTAAGCAATACGGAAATAAAGAAGAATACGTTTGGAATCAACTAAACCAATGGGATGGCGTAATTGAATATTGAAATGACGAAGATATTAGATAGTGCCCAGGAAAAAAATAAAAGCAGAAGAGATTTTGTTAAGAAACTAATGGAAAAAGGCGTGGATATTCAACTAGTAGCAATAAAAAAGCACTTAGTAACTGACATTACTAAGCGCTCACGATCAACCTAACCATGGATTATTCAAAATCTATTATAACACACCTTAACCACACTACACAATGATAGGCCTAGTGCCTGTCATCATGGTCGGAACCTAATAACCTTCACCCACTCCCCCTATAGGAATGGTTTCCGGCCATGATGATGGACATTATCCATCTATACCAAATCCGCGAAATTTGGTGAACGATTTTAGTCATATTTAGGAAAGAGGTGACACGAATGATTGAGACACAATTTGGTCCTATTTATGAACCAGTACATGATGAATCAAGAATGATTTATGACTGGTTAGTAAGATTTCAGCATGCACTAGACGGATCTCGTGCTTATGAAGATATGGTCAAAATTTATCAGGCTCTTGAATTTGATTTATCTGAACAAAATAAAAGACACGTCGGCTAAACGTGTCAGTGAAGTTTCGTTATACAAGATTTGATTTTATTATACGAGACTTTGCCCTAATACACAAGGGAGGGAAATAAATGACAACAATAAAACTGCTGAATTTAACATTAAAAAACTTTAAGGGAGTTCGTCAATTTGAACTTCGTGTGAATGGTAATAACGCAGATGTTTACGGTGACAATGCCACTGGAAAAACTACTTTGTTTGATGCATTTAATTATTTGTTATTTGACAAAGATTCGCAAAATAAAAAGGATTTTTCATTAAAAACAAGAGATAAAGATGGTCAAGAAATTCACAATCTAGAACATGAAGTTGAAGCAATTCTCCTTGTCGATGACACTCAGCTTTCCTTAAAAAAAGTATTTAAGGAAAAGTGGTCAAAAAAAAGAGGTGCGGTTACACCTGAATTTACTGGTCATACCACTGATTATTATGTCGACGGTGTACCTAAAAAGAAAAAGGAATACCAGGATGTAGTTTCATCAATGATTGATGAAAGGATATTCAAACTCCTAACATCTCCTACCTATTTCAATGAGCAGCTTAAACCTGAGGAACGTCGTAAAACACTCATGGAGGTATGTGGGGAGATTAAAGATGAAGAGATCATTGCAAGCAATAAGGCATTGGATAAACTTTCGTCAATTCTAAATGGTAAAACAATTGAAGATCTTAGAAAAATCATTAACTCTCGAAAGTCCAAAATTAATAAAGAACTGGAAATGATCCCTATACGGATTGATGAATTACTAAGAAGTTTGCCGGAGCTAAATGGATTGGATAAAGAATCACTTGAGTCACAAATTAATGCAATAAATGCCCAAATAGATGAAAAGCAAACTTTGATCAATAACATCAAGAATGGTAATGCCATTAGCGATAAAGAGCGTCAAATTAAGGAAATTGACCTTGAGTTGATGGATATCCAAAGAAATCATAATTCAGACACAAAAGAGCAGCTCTATAAAACAAAAGCACGTTTGCAAGAGGAAGAATCTAATCTAAAAATCTTACAATCAAAGCTCGAAAACTTAAAGAATCAGAAACGCTATAACGATGAAAATTTAAAGCGTGTTGAAGTACAAATCCTTAAGTTGAAAGAAGAATGGTTCGATGTCAACAATCAAGTGTTTCAACATAATGACGATTGCACATGTCCTACTTGCGGACAAGACTTACCTGCAGAACAAGTTGAATCTGCTCGTGAAAAGGCCTTAGCAGAATTTAACCTCAAAAAGTCTAAGAAGCTGGAAAGTATTGATTCGAAGGGGAAGGAATTAACGTCTCAAAAGAAAGAGATCCTAGCTGAAAATGAAAAACTGAAATCGGAATATGACAAGATCAGTGCACAGGTTGAGGATAAACGAAAGCTTGTTGAAAAACTCCAAGCTCAATTATCGGAGCAAGAAAGCCAAGTAACAGATGTCTTAGAAAATGCTGCTTATATTAATAAGCTAGAGTCTAAGAAATCGATTGAAAAAGAAATCCAGAAACTTAGAAATGAATCTGCAGGTGCGATTCAAAGTGTTCAAATAGAAATCATGGATCTTCGCGACAAACGGGATACTCTTCAAAAAGAGATCGGCAATATTACTCGCGTAGAAGAAGCTAAGGAACGTATCGCAGAGCTTGAAGAAGAACAAAAGAGATTGGCTGCTGAGTACGAGAAGCTTGAACACGAATTGTTCTTAACAGAAGAGTTTATACGTACAAAAGTAAGCTTTCTTGAAGAAAGAATTAATTCAAAATTTAAGTACGCACGCTTTGAACTGTTTGAGAAACAAATTAATGGCGGTCTAAATGAAGTTTGCAATGCAACTTACAATGGAGTTCCGTATGGTACAGGCTTAAATAACGCAGCGCGAATCAATGTTGGTTTAGATATCATCAATACATTGTCTGAATACTACGGTTTCAGTGCTCCAATCTTTATTGATAACAGAGAGGCTGTGACCAAATTGATCGATACAAACGCTCAAACAATCAGCTTAATTGTTTCAGAGGCTGATAAGGAGTTAAGAGTAAAAACGATTAAAGAGGAGGTTGCGGTCTAATGAGCAATGATCTAATGACAAAAGCTGTTGAATTTAATGTCAATGGCGAACCTGTAAAACTGTCAGGCAGTATTGTAAAGCAATATCTTGTTCGTGGAAATGCTGAGGTATCTGACCAAGAAATCGTTATGTTTATCAATCTATGTAAATACCAGAAACTTAATCCATTTTTAAATGAAGCGTACCTGGTTAAGTTTAAAGGATCTCCTGCACAAATCATTACTTCAAAAGAGGCTTTTATGAAACGTGCAGAAGCTAATGAACATTATGCTGGATTAGAGGCAGGAATTATTGTGCAACGTGGAAATGAAATTGTTGATATAGAGGGAGCAATCAAACTCCCTGATGACATATTAATTGGTGGATGGGCAAAAGTTCACCGTGATGATAGAAAAGTTCCTGCGAAGGTCCGTATAAGTCTTGAAGAGTTTAGTAAAGGACAATCGACTTGGAAAACCCAGCCTATGAATATGATCAGAAAAACAGCAATTGTAAATGCAATGCGTGAAGCATTCCCAGGCACTTTAGGTGCTATGTACACGGAAGAAGAAAATGATATTACAGAAGATAATTCAGTTCGTCGAGTAAATGAAGAAGTACGAAAGAAGGCAAATCAACAAATTATTGATGTTGAACCTATCAGTACGGAAACAAAGGAACCTGATCCAAATCCAAAACATGAAACACAGAAAGAACAAGCAGATTTATTTGATGCAGTACCAAATGAAGGACCTAATTGGGGATGATTGAAATAACATCTTTTGGATCTGGATCAAAGGGTAATGCTTATCGCGTCACTGATGGTGTTACCCCCCTCCTTTTGGAGTGCGGAATAAAATATCGAGAAATACAAAAAGGCTTTGAATTTCGAATGTCTGAGGTCGCTGGGTGCCTTTTAACTCACGAACATGGTGATCACAGTAAATCAGTGAAGGATGTACTGAAAGCAGGCATTAACGTCTATGCCTCACAAGGAACAATCGATTCATTGGGGATAACGAATCATCGATTCAAGCCAGTAAAAGCTTTACAACAGTTTCAACTTGGTACCTGGACTATCATGCCATTTGATACTGAGCATGATGTATCTGAACCACTAGGTTTTTTATTGGCAAATCAAGCCGGAGAGAAGCTTCTATTCGCAACAGACACCTATTACATTAAATACGTCTTTCCTGGCCTTACACACATTATGGTGGAGTGCAATTACAGCTTAGATATTTTAGATCAAAACATACTCGAAGGAAGAGTCCCTCAAGTAATGAGAAAAAGATTAATACGCTCTCATTTTAGTCTTGAGAATGTAAAAGAGTTTTTCAAAGCAAATGATCTGTCGAAAGTTAAAGAAATATGGCTGCTGCACTTATCAGATACAAACAGTGATGCAGAGTTATTTAAAAAAGAGATCATGGCCTTAACAGGAAAAATGATCATTATCCCTTAGCTTGTACTACATCATATACGTGAAGGTGGTGAAAATATGCAAGGCTGGATCAAGTTACACCGGAAAATATTAGAACATGACATATGGAACGATGTATCTACATTTAGATTATTTACCTTTTTACTTTTAAAGGCAGCACATAAAGATGGTGTGAAAGTTAACGGCATTGAACTAAAGGAAGGTCAGTATCTTAGGTCATACCGAAAGCTTGCAGATGACCTCTCTTATAAAGAAGGAAGAGGGTTAAAAAAGTACTCAATTAGCACCATAAAGAGGTGTTTTGTGAAACTGATTGAGAACGGAATGGTTACCGTACGCGAAACGGAACTTGGAACACTTATAACGATCGTCAATTACGCATCATATCAACAATTATCAGATGCTGAAGTTGTTTCTAGAAACGCTTCACAGAACGAAGTCCGAACGAAGTCCGAACGAACCCAAAACAATAACAAGAATGAGAAGAATGAAAAGAAAGAAAGAAGAGGAGACGGGACGCCTGAGACCGAAAGCAAAATATCTCCTGAAGACAAAAGAAAAAGAGTAGATGCCGTCTCTACTCGATACCTCAACCTTAGAAACAGAGGATTCTATTTAAGTCCCGAAGATCAAAACTCAATTGATCGTGTATGTGATTTAGATATTGACTTAGAAACATTGCTCACTTGGATCGATGAAATATTCAAAGAGCACGCTAAAAGTAATCCATACGATTACATTCGGAAATTTAAATATTGCGAGACAGGTATTAATACAAAATATCGAGCACGAAACACTAATATTGTTCCATTTGGTTCATCTAAACCAAAGCCTAAACAGGAGTCTTTAGAGGAACGTTGGAAACGTCTAAAAGCAGAAGGAAAGTTGAGAACTGGGGGTAACTAACGTGAAAGAAGAAGAAGTATTCCAAATCCTCCATACCATAAATGCAGCATATTCCAGATTTGAAGTGACTGACGATCGAATCATCTTGTGGAATGAAATGTTGATCGATATGAATTTTGAAAAGGTTATGTCCAGATTGAAGGCTCACATAAGGGAAAAGCCTTTCCCGCCGACAATTGCTGAAATAACTGTCCATGAACCACCAAGAAATGAATTCCTTGAGGAATTTGAGATTTGGAAACGCGAGGGGGCTGAAAGGATTGAACAACAACAGAAAAACAGAAAAAGCGAGCCTAGACAACTTCGCACCAATGAATCAAGAAGTCGATATTCTCGAGGCTGAAAACATGGTATTGGGCGCTATATTCTTAGAGCCTGATATTGTACATGAAATTATCGTAGAACCGGAACATCTATCGAATACACGAAATCGATTGATCTTACAGGCTATAAGAGATTTACAGTCTGAAAGCATTGGTATTGATCCTATGACGGTCGTGAACAAACTGGGGAGCAATTTAGAGAATGTTGGGGGAATATCCTACATAACTGACTTGGCTGTCTCCTGTCCGTCTACTGCCAATATAGGAGCATATCAGAGCATTGTCCTTGAACAGTATAAAAAGCGGAAATTGATCGCTTCAGCGGCTGCATTCATGAATGATTCATCGGAAGAAAATGCTGATTCCTTTTATCACACCTATGTAGAAATGCAAGAAATTGGGATAAAGAAGCAGCGCGATAAGAAAGATGTTCTCATGGAAATATTCGACGAAATGAACGAGGACAAGGGTGAATTGAGAGGGATTGATACTGGATTTACTGACATTAACAATATGACAGGCGGTCTAAGTGGTGGCGATCTAATCATTGTTGCTGCAAGACCATCAATGGGGAAAACAGCTTTTGCTATGAATCTAGCAGGTAATTGCTGTATGAAAAATGGAGTAGCCGATGTATTTTCTCTTGAAATGCCTGAAAAGCAGTTAACTCAGCGTATGCTCAGTTCCATTTCAAATGTTCCTGGGTCCAAATGGAGAAACCCATATCGAATGTTTTCAAAAGAGGACCAGGAAAAAGCGAGTCACGCAATTGGCGTTTACGGCGATTGGGATATCTACATTCATGACGAATCAAAGCAGACAGTTGCAGAAATCAGGGCAGCGGTACGATCAACTCAACGAAAGCATCCTGATCAACCACACATTGTTGTAATTGACTATTTGCAACTGATTACGGTACTGGGCAGATTCGAACGTAATGATCTTGCTATTGGAAGTATAACCCGAGAGCTGAAGCAAATGGCACGTCAATTTAACGTTCCAGTTATCCTTCTATCTCAACTTTCAAGGGCTGTTGAACAAAGACAAGACAAACGTCCGATGATGTCCGATTTGAGGGATTCTGGAAGTATTGAGCAGGATGCAGACATTATTATGTTTCTCTACCGAGATGACTATTACGATAAACAAACTGAAAACAAAAATATCGTTGAAATAAATATAGCAAAGCATAGAAACGGACCTGTTGGAACTGTTCAGCTAGCTTTTGCAAAAGAATACAGTAAATTTTATAACTTATCACGAACTTGGAGTGAGGATTAATGAATGCTCAACGAGTTTATCAACTCATGAAAGAGTACCATTCAAAAACTGGAAAGGTCATGCAAGGACCCGAGTTTGAAAAGCAAATATTATCTAATTTCGATTCTGACTCAGTGATTGATGGACTGTTGCTATTTAACAAATTCTTGGATGAATCAAGAAGTGCTTTCTTCAAAACGGCTATTTTTGAAAATTATTGTGAGATATCCCTTTAAAAGCACAAAAAAGAGTTTGAAAGAGGTTGATTGATAAATGTTGCAGACATACCAGCAAGCGACGAAACGCAACTTCATCTTAGATCAACTTACAGCCAGAGGTATTAGCAAAATTGACAATAAATCGATTCATGAATTGGATTATCCAACTTTGAAGCGTGTACTTGTAATGTCAAAAGTGAAAGAAGGTTAGACAATGATAAGTTTCACAGTTTTAGGAGAGCCAGTAGCCCAGGGTAGACCAAGATTCTCTACTCAGGGTGGCTTTGTAAAAGCGTATGATCCTGCGAAATCAAGGGATTTTAAAAAATATGTGAGATTAGTGGCTTCACAGTATGCCCCATCACAATTATTAGAAGGACCACTGAAAATGGAGGTTGTAGTTTACAAGCCTTCGCTTAAAAGCTTCAGCAAAAAGAAAAAGGCTGCAGCTGAGCGCGGTGAATTACGGCCAGTAACAAAGCCTGACGTTGATAACTATGTAAAAGGCATTAAAGATGCTTGCAATCAGGTGATTTGGAAAGATGATAGCCAGGTTGTTGATTTACATGTTTCAAAGTTTTATAGCGAAAAGCCAAGAGTTGAAGTAAAGATTTGGCCAATCGAAAAGCAGGTTGAACAACTAAATTTAATCTAAAAGGAGATTAAAACAATGGTATATATTGATTTCTCAGCAGTTGTAAAGAAAGTGAATTTAAAACCAAAAGGTGTAAAGGAAATTGTCTTGGAAGTAAATGATCATGCTCTGGATGGTCATTTAGACAGCCTTTCTAAAATGATAGATAACAAAGTTGAAATTAATTTAGAGGACATGGTTGTAAATTTCAACGTAACTATTAATGCGAAAACAAATCAACCTATTACTGAATACAAAGTTGATGACAAAGGAATCGTTTCAGAAGTAAAACCTGATTGCGAACAGTTAGAGGCTGATTTAGGTCTTCCAAAAGAAAAGATAGAAACAACGTCTAAGGATGAACAAGTTGAGCGTGAAATTGTAGATGAATTTATTCTAAGTGGAATGGCTCCTGGTTATGATGATATGCCTAATGATATTGCAGATTTAGTCAAACGTCGTTTAGAGGGCGAATCATATAGAAAATTGGCAACTGAACTTGAGATTTCCAGCGGTAAGATCGTGGAGATATTCGATGAGTACCGTAAAAGATTAGCCCCTTTAGCTACTAAATGGTGGGAATGGAAAGAGTCAAGAAGTGAAACAGCATCGAAAGAGAATCTGCCTAAACCAAATGAAATTGTTACTGATAACGGTGAATCAGATCCTAAACATGATGAATCAGATCAAAGATCAGATGAGCATGAAGAAGACGGACATGATGGAGTAGCTTAATCTATTGCAGTAAAAAAATTGTCCCTCCATCTTTCTGTAGAGGAGGGACAAACAAGAGGTGATCAGGATGAATAAAGTAAAGCGCAAGAGAAGATTACAAAAGACCATCAAGCGCCGTATAAAGGTAGAGCGAATGGAAAATTGGAAAAGGCTATTTATTCAATCAGGATTCTTGAAAGAATAGTAGAACCAAACTGTGAAATAAAAAAGGAGAGAAGAAAAATGAATTGTTATGAATTTATAGAACCGTATTACGCTTTGATTAAAGCAGATACCGATGAGAAAGCAGTAAAAAAGTATATTGAAGTTGTCGCTGGCGATGAAAGTGATTTTGACGTGTTGTTAGAGGAATGCAAGATTGTCCCTGCTTATTACGCTTCTGCAAGATTAGCTCAAATAAAAAATGAAAATGGGAAATTGGCTGATTTAGATGAAGTTATAGAGACTTTTGAACGTGTTGAAACAGAAGTATTAGTCGTGGATGGCTCGTTGCTTTAATTCGTAGTACGGAAAAGAAGGTGAAACGAATGCTTGAGTCACAAATAAAAAATCTTTCTGCGGTTCAAATGATGGCTCTATATGATGATGTGATCTATCGAATAGGCTCTCATGTAATTGGTGGAAATCCTGATGTGAACTACATACGGAAGCAAGAAAAGATTTTAAACATCATTCAGGATGAATTTATAAAAAAATCGTTGATTGGAGGAGTTAAAAATGGAATTAAACATTACTAAAGGTGATACACAAGTTGCTCTAAAGCTTGAAAATAGTGAAGCAATTCAAACGAAGGTTGTGGATGGAGTATTCCAGTTGTTCGGAATTATCTCACTGCAAGAAGCTACTCCTGCAGTTGAAGTGAAAGCTCCCACAATTGAAGTGAAAGCCAGAAAGCAAGGGAATATTTTTGATCCAGTGCAAAATGTAAAGGCAGCCCTTGAACATTCGATCAAGACATATAAACAAGAAATAGATAAGGGTGCGGATGAAGAAAAGAAAACAAGAAGTCGTCAGTTGCCATTGTTAGGGGCAAAAAGTGAAGGATTTTCGTTAATGGAGAAAGCGAAATGCAAGACAAAACTTGAATGTCCTTGCTGTGGTGGAAAAAATACAATACAGGTGCCTTACGGTTATAGATATACATTCTGTCCTGATTGTCATGAAAAATTGTTTATTCGCTCAGCTGGTGAAAAATGGGGAGAAGCGGACTTCGAAGGTAATGTTTACATAGCCAATGAGGTTTATATAGATCCTCAAGATCGGGAAGAAATTCCAAACTGAACAAAATAAAAAGCCAGGGAAACCCCCGGCCGGTAAATTAGTGGACACCTATATTTTACCATGAGGGGGATCTAAATGGCAGCAAATCCAGTAGATTTAGAGAAAATGATTGCACAAATAGATTTGAATGAAAACGCAGCATACATCGTGAAGGATGGACAGCTTACTAAAATTAGAGCAAAGAAGTCAGGAAACGATACCCTTTATTGGCAAGATGGCAAGGTATTAGATGTTGTTCATAGTAATCGAACTCGTATAGCTGGACAGGAAGTAATATAAAACATTTAAGGAGGCCGCGGAGTAAATGCAAGGTGTTTGTATTGATCCAGGACCAACAACAACGCTCCAAGAGGGGGAAACATATTTTTTATTCGATCACGGCCAAAATAATTATTATGTCAGTCGTTTTGATAATATAAACGCTCATTTTGGCAGCTATCAGCGTTCTTATTTCAAGGTGATAAATAAGTCGAATGATAATGAAAAAACGCAGGAAACGAAAATACAGCGTTTTGTAGCGGTAGTAAATAGACCACGTAATGGATATCGGGTAGGGGATAAATTCCTTATTGGTCCTTCTAAATACGAGCCTTATTTCAATGTGTTTCTGTACGATTACCCAGAGCGTGGACCAATTGGCTCCTATATTCAAAATTTCTTTGAAATATTGGAGCCGTACATTGAGCCAGAAAAGCTGAAATTAGAGACGAAACAAGTAGATAGTGTAATTCATCATGTAGAGGTACAAAAACCTCACAGTGAAGAAAATAAGAAGCCTCAGCGAAGGAAATTAAATACATATGAGCAGCTAGAGAAAGCGGGGCAATTATCGTTATTTGAGGTGTAGATCCATTAAACAATATAAGGAGGAAAAAGACATGGCTAAACAATATAAATTCGTAGATCCACAAGTAACTAGACGCGAAATAGGTCAAGAACTTGTAAAAGGGTTAGAACGTTCTTTAAACGATCAAGAAATAGATGCAATTTACTGGTTGGGTGATGCAGATTATAAAACAAGAGGTGTGCTGCTAGACCTTTTTAAGGAGCTTAATGAACGCATTGAGTATTTTAAGAAAAAGTAGAACCATATTGTGAAAGAAAGGAAATCTCTAAAAATGACGTGGATTGAGTTAGTTAAAGAATATTTTCCAGACGCAACAGACACACAATGCGAATTTATTTTATGGGAAAAAACAGCCTTTCCAGTAACAGGAGAAGAAACGATTAGAAAGCAACTTAAAGAATATAAACAGGAATTAGAGGAATATCGAAAAGCAAAGTAAAGTTGCAGTACGACCATTATACGCAGTAGAAGAAAATTGTGTCGTAAAGGGGTGGAGAAAATGACAAACATTGGATTCGTTATCGCTAAGATTGAAACGATTAATGACAAGCTAAATACATTGGAAGAATTGGTTTCTGACATAAGATTCGATTTGCAAGAACTTGATTATTTGAAAAGTATGTTAGAAAAGTCAGAGGACATTTAATGTCGTCTTACGACCATTAGACGCAATAGAACCAAATTGCGAAATAAGAAAGGGTGAGGTAATGCCAATCGGGGATATTATAAAAATAAGTGATGAAGAATTACGTGTTATAACGAAAATAGAAAACGGATATCTATATACACAGCGATTAGAAGATTATATATCCGAGATTGCTATTATCAAGTATGGGGACGATTTTAAAACAATTAAAGAAGTAATACAGCACTGCTGTGATGAGTATTTGAAGGGTAAAGAAATTATTGATATGTCGCAGTACGACCATATAGAACAACGCTAGGAGGGAAGCTAATGGATAGAAAATTTTCAACAAAAGTTTACCAAGCAAAGTTGAAAACTGGAGGAAAAACATTGGATCAAATAAGGAACGATTTTGATGGATATCCAGTAAGTGATGATGAACTTCAAAACTATAAAAAGGCATACGACATAATTGATGGTTTAGAAATTACAGTTACAGAATCACTGTTGGATAATGGACATTATGTGCTTCTTGGCTGGACGAATGAAAATATAATGGAATTTAGAGAATTTTTCTATCTGATAGAGCAAGATCGAGTGTTTGGTTTTTATGAGAATGATCGAGAAGGGTTTATAAAAGATTGGGTTTCAGGAGAATATGAACCAGCTTGCGCTATCGGCTTTGATAAAGCAGATGTTGAGATTATTAAAGAACTAGATTAGTAGTACATCCCCAATTAGGATGGTGATCCAATGTCCAAATCTAAAATGCGGAAACGGGCTCAAAACCCCGTTTCTCCTTTAAATAAAGAGATTATGAAGGCTTACAGCAATGGTTACCAAGATGGAGCTAAAATGCAAAGATTAGCAGATTTTAAGGAAATGATGAACTGGATTAATAGTCTGGAAGAAGTACCGGGTATAGGTGCCAAAACAGCTTTGAAAATTGGCCATTATTTTCTTGAAAATTATACTCACGGAGAAAGGGAGCAGGAGATGTGGAAATCAACTCAATCGAACAGTTAAAAGAAGCACTGGAAATGTTCAAAGAGGAAGCTATTGAACATGGTTATACAGAACCAATCCAAAAATTATGTTCTTGGAAAGCTTTTATTAGAGATATGCATATAGAAATCAATCTTCCCAAGCCTATTGCTTTAGAATTGGAAGCCGACATTCTATATTACGGGGAAGGAATGGCCAAGCCATTCAGAGGATAACTAACTAAATACGCTTACCGACAAACGGGGCACTGAATGAACGCAATTACGCGTTTATTTGGTGTCCCTTTTTATTTATGCAAGAGGAGGAATTAGGATGGGAGCGCAACAATTAGTTTTATTTAAGGATGTAAACGAAAAGGAAGTTCGTCGTGTTGTCGGGAGGGAGCTTAAACAATACAGGGCTCTTAAAGTTTCTCTGCAGAACAGACTAGAGCGTGAAGAAGCGGGGATTACAATTCTTTATCCAACACTTAATCATGAAGAGAAAATGAAGGAACTCAAGGTAAAGCAAATGGAACGTGCCCTACAAAATGCCCTTGATGATATAGAAAGGGAAATAATCACGCAAAAGTATTTGTCATCTACTCGAGTAAAAGACATTAATTTATATCTAGATATGGGATTAACGAAAGATCAATATTATTCAATAAAAAAACAGGCGATATTTCAGCTTGCAACGGCACTCGGGATTATATGAGTGTCTTTATTTTTGCGATAAAACTCCGACAAAAAGTAGGATAAAATCCAGAGAAAAAGCCGACAAAAATAGGGACATTTTTAGGGATATTTTAGGGGAATTTTTAAATTGGAATTGAAGGTAAGATTTTCCTATCAGGTAAACGCCTGGTGGGAGACGCATCTTTCCCATATCAATGGTGTACTCGGGTGTATCGAATGACGTTGAAGGTTGCCGGCTGAATAACGGGGGAACAACTGGAGTCTAGCAGCATTGCGCACGATAGCCACGGGGGAGCAAAGTGTGAGAGTCCTTCGCGAATTTACCGACTGTGTTTTGTTTTAGGCAATGCAGCGACCGTTTTACAATCCTGGCCGTTCTCCCGGGTGATTGATAAAAAACGGGTTAATTATATTCATAGCGTTTAGCACAAGGTGGTGTAAGGGGAGAAGAAAAAAATGAAAATAAGTGATATTTTATCTGAGGCCGACAAAGAAAAATTGTCGGCTATTTCTGCTAAAAGGAAAGAAAATTTGTCCAGGCATGAACTGGAGGAAATAATGGGAATTAGACGCGACAAATACAAAAGAGTACGCGGAAAGATAAGGAGATACTGATGGAGTTAATAAAAATATCAATTGATCAGATTAATCCAGCTGCTTATAATCCACGAATCGATTTACAACCTGGGGATCCAGAATATGAAAAATTGAAGAGATCCATTGAGGAATTTGGATACATCGATCCACTAATTTGGAATAGGAGAACGGGTAACTTAGTTGGCGGTCATCAAAGGTTTAAAATCTTAGTTAATGAGCAGGGACTAGAAGAATTTTATGTTTCCGTTGTGGATTTAGACGAAACAAGGGAGAAAGCATTAAACATTGCTTTAAATAAAATCAGCGGATCTTGGGATGATGTAAAGTTAGCCGATTTACTTCATGAATTAGATCAAAGTGAAATTGGAATTGAGTTAACAGGATTTGATGATGATGAATTAGTTGAGTTAATCGAAAATTTAGAGACTCAACTACCTGTTGAAGTTGAAGAAGATAATTTCGATGTAGAAGAAGCAGTAGAAAAAATCGAAGAGCCCGAAACAAAGTATGGTGATGTCTGGAAATTAGGGCGTCACCTTTTAGTATGTGGAGATGCGACAAAATTTGAGGACGTTAATCTCTTGATGGGAGAAGATAAAGCAGATTTAGTCATTACGGATCCACCGTATAATGTTGCTCTTCGCTCTGATTCGAAAAAGCTAGCTGAATCAGGTAGAGCGGCCATAAAAAATGATGATATGTCAGATGATGAGTTTAATAAATTCCTCGAAAAAGTATTTGAGAACTATTCTTCAATCATGCGTGATGAGTCTGCAATTTATGTTTTTCATGGCTCTTCATATCAAAGGGCATTCGAAAATGCTATGAATGCAGCTAATATTGTTGTTCGGGCCCAATGTATATGGGTGAAGAACGCACCGTCTTTTGGTTGGAGTCAATATAGATGGCAGCATGAGCCAGTATTCTACGCATTTAAAAAAGGAAAAGCTCCTTCCTGGTATGGCGATAGGAAACAAACAACTATATGGAGATCAGGTTTGTTAGAAGAAGTACCTGAACCGTCTACTATTTGGGAAGTCTCCAGAGGAAATAATAACAATTATGTTCATCCTACTCAAAAACCATTGGAGCTAATTGCGATTCCATTAAGAAATAGTAGTAAAGAAAATGACATTGTGGTTGATTTCTTTGGAGGTAGCGGCTCGACATTAATGACCTGCGAGCAAACAAATCGAGTTTGTAGGACATTGGAGTTGGATCCAGTATTCTGTGATGTTATTAAACAACGATTCTATGAATACACAGGGATTGAACCAATCTTACTTAACGAATAAAAAAAGAAGAAGGTGCTGCTAACACCTTCTCCATTCTTAGTGCCGAATACCGGCAGAGATAGCGAAAACACCGTGCACGGATATTTTTACCAACATCGCTATCTCGCTTTCATTATATGTGAAAGGTCGGTATAAGGCAATGAAAAATACAAACAAACGTTCTGTTCTGAGTGATGAGAAAGATGATCTACTGATTCTCCATGAGTTAGAGATCTTGGAAAATATCAATCAATCAAAAGATAAATATAGAAAAATCATCCAAGCTGGTATAGCTCAATGGGTTAGGGACTTTCAAAGTGGCCACATAAAAGTGAACACAGTAGATGACCTGAAGAAACTCATTGAGCTCGATATTGACTTACAGAAAGATGAAGAATTATGAAAACAAACTCAAACACAAATTTGTGTTATCGGAGGTGGGTGATATGTAGTGCCTAGACCAAGAGATCCAAGGCGAGACCAAGCATTTGAACTTTGGAAAAATAGCGGTGGCTCAAAAAAATTAAAAGAGATCGCCAAGGAACTTGGAGTGTCTGATTCTCAAGTTCGAAAGTGGAAAAATCAAGATAAATGGGAAGACCAAATAAAAGGTAACGTTACTAATCAAACGAATGGTAACGTTACTAAACGAGGCGCTCCAAAAGGTAATAAAAACGCTAGAGGTAATAAGGGAGGTAAAGCTCCTCCTGGTAATCAAAATGCAAAAGGAAACAAAGGCGGTGCAGCACCAAAAGGTAATAAAAATGCCGTTACCACCGGTGAATACGAAACAATTATGTGGGACTTTCTTGATGAGGATGAAAAGGAACTGTTTGAATCCATCGAAACTGACCCCCTTTATCAGATTGATATTACTATTCGTGAATTGTCTATAAGACAAAGGAGAATGATGAAACGCATTAAACGAATAGAAGACGGCCTTACAGAAAGGCAACGACGAGTCTTGCAGGAATTAAAGGATATGAAGGATATTCATGTCGTTGAAAAAAATGGGGTTCAAGTTAAGGTTCCTGTAAAAACGTCAGCTCTAGTTGTGACTCAAATTGAGGAAACAGAGTTCAAAAAAATCGATGACATTTTAAGTCTCGAGGAAGCTTTGACAAGAGTTACTGATAAGCTTCTAAAAGCGATCAAACAAAAAAGCGATATGGAGAGTGGAATTGATGAAAAGGCACTAAAATTAGAAAAAATGCGGGTTGAGATTGAGAAAACTAAAATTGAAACCGAGAAGCTCAAGAATAAAGATGGTAGCGCGGAAACAGAAAAAGAAGTTGCTGCTGCTTTAAGGGGGTTAGTTGATGCAATTAACTCCGAAGCAGATTGAAGTCGTTAAAAGCGTACGCACTGAAGACCCAAAGATTTTAATTTTAAGCGGTGCTAAGCGTGCTGGTAAAACATTTATTGCAATACTTCTGTTTCTTGCTCACGTAGCCAAATTCGAAGGAAAAGGGCTATCTTTTATTATCGGTGGTGCAACTTATTCAAGTATTTGGCGAAATATCTTAAACGATATGGAAAATATAATCGGTAGAGATATAAAGCTGGATAAAACTAACGCATTTGAGCTATTTGGAAACAAGATTTATGTGTTTGATGGTTCAAAATCCGATTCATGGAAAAAAGCAAGGGGTTTTACTTCTGCAGGAGCACTTATGAACGAGGGAACGGCACTGCACGATTCATTCATAAAAGAAGTGATATCACGTTGTTCTTATAAAGGTGCTCGAATCATTATGGATACAAACCCTGAGAATCCAGCACATCCCGTAAAGGAAGATTACATCGATAAAGATGGGCAAAGGTTAAAAAGTGGACGATTAAATATTAGAGCGTTTCACTTTACCCTTTATGACAATATCTTTTTGGATCCTGAATATGTAGAAAGTATTGTTGCTTCAACACCGTCCGGAATGTTTACTGATCGTGATATTGATGGATTGTGGGTAGCAGCAGAAGGCGTGATTTACAAGGACTTTAATCAAAAGATCCACTATGTAAATTCAAAAGATATTGATAGTAAACGTTTTGTCAAATACTTTGCAGGCGTTGACTGGGGATATGAACACCCGGGTGCAATTGTTGTTGTAGGTGAAGATGATAAAGGAGATTTTTACTTACTTGAGGAGCATTCTAAGAAACACGAAGAAATTGACTACTGGGTCAAGGTTGCTAAGAATATCAAAGAACGGTATGGCAACATTAATTTCTATTGTGATAGTGCTAGACCTGAACACGTTAAGAGGTTCAGAAGAGAGCATATAAGAGCAATCAATGCTGACAAAGCAGTTATTTCAGGAATTGAAGAAGTTGCAAGACTATTAAAATTAAACAAATTGTATGTTGTTCAAGACAAAGTAGATCTCTTCAAAAAAGAGATCTTTTTGTATGTTTGGAATAAAGATACTGGCGAACCTGTTAGATTGTGGAATGACGTATTGGATGCCATTCGTTATGCGATTTATACGCACAATAGGCCAGCAAGAAGGAGGGGTGAAGATTGAATCTGAACAAATATATTGACATTATCCAAAATGAGGGCGTTACTACAGAAATTGTCCAATCAATGATATCCGATCATAAAGATGAGCATGATCGAATGAAAAAGCTTTATTCGCGTTATAAATCTGAGACAGAGGGAGTGCCGATATTAGAACGGACACCATTTAAATTTAATATCTCAGAAAAAGAACAAATCCAGCGAATTGATGATAAGGTCAATAATCGTCTTGCCAATTCCTTTGATGCCGAGGTCGTGGATACCAAGGTTGGTTATATGTTTGGTCATCCAATTACTTATGAGTTCGATGATCAAAGGGATCCGGGAACAGTTTCTCCAACAAAAGAACTTATTGATACGTTTAATTTACGCAATCATGTTGAAGATGAGGACTCAGAACTTGGTAAAATGGCTGCTATTTGTGGTCAAGGGGCAAGGTTAGTTTATATCGATATTGATGGCCAAGAACGTCTTAAAAACCTCAATCCTTGGCAGGTTATTCTGCTTGGAGACAATATCAGTGAGCCTGTTTATTCTCTTTGGTACTACAAAGACTATAAAGGCAATCTTGCAGCTGAATTTTATGATGAGACATACATTTACTTTTTTAGATCAAATGATAAGGGAGAATTATCCTTTGAAAAACAGCAGGTCCATACCTTTGATTTTTGCCCCTTATTTGGATTAGCAAATAACAAAGAATTAATGGGAGATGCCGAGCGTGTTTTAACTTTGATCGATGCATACAATCGGACACTCTCGGATGCAAGCAACGAAATTGAACAATATCGACTGGCCTATTTAGTTCTAAAGGGCATGGGTGCTGATGAGGAAACATTAGAAAAATTAAAGAAAACAGGCATACTAGAACTGATGGATGAAAATGAAGATGTTAAATATCTGACAAAGGATATAAACGATAGTCTCATAGAACACCATCTTGATAGGTTAGAAGAAAACATTTTAAGGTTTGCGAAGTCGGTCAATTTTGGCGATGAACAGTTTGCTGGAAACATTAGCGGTGTTGCCATGAAGTTTAAAATCATGGCTCTTGAAAACAAATGCATCACTCTGGAACGCAAGATGACAGCAACCTTGAGATATCAATTCAAGGTTCTTTTTTCTGCCTGGGCGAAGAAAAACCTTGTGAAGCAGGATGATTACTTAAAGATATGGTTTGGATTCAAACGTAACTTACCTGTAAATATTCTTGAGGAAGCACAAGCAACTGCAGCATTAAAAGGATTTGTAAGCGAAGAAACAAGGCTATCGCTATTATCTTTCGTTGATGATGTGCAATTTGAAATGAAGCGAATGCAGGAAGAAAGAGATAGCGAAGAAACCGTGGACTTAGATGAGGTGGATGAGGATGACAAACCTCAATAAGTCAGCTGAACAAATTAACCGTGCTCTTGGCCAACGTCTCAAAAAAGGAGAGCGTGATATTGCCAAGAAGTATGCTAACACCTTAAATGAGATTCGAAAGGCACTATCTAAGATTTATGAGAAATACGAATCAGATGGTGTATTAACATACACGGAAATGGCTCGATATGACCGCCTGAGGAAGTTTTTGAAAGAAGTTAATAATTTACTCACCTCTAATTATAAAAGCCTAAAGAAGACGATATATGACGTTCTAGGGCAATCTTATTTAGATGGCTATTATTTAACAGCGTGGGCAGTTGAAACAGATACATTGAGTAAACTTGCCTATTCTGCTGTTGCAGCGGATGTCATTACAGCCATGATTGAAAATCCAATAAGTGGTTTAACGCTCTCAGATCGATTAGAAAAGAATCGCTCTACTATTATTTACACCATTCAACAAGAAATTACTCAAAGTTTGGTTAAAGGCGAAACATATGGATCCATGGCCAAACGAATTAAAGGTGCATTAGAAGGCGATACAGTCAAAGCAATGACGATTGTGCGCACTGAAGCACATAGAGCAAGTGAATCGGGGAAATTGGATTCTGCTGTTCATGCAAATAATAACGGTGTAAAAATGATGAAGGAATGGAACTCAATGCAAGACGAAAGAGTTCGCCCAGGTCGAGGTATTGGTAAGAAGGATGCCTTGCATGCAGCCAATCATAGAATGCTAGACGGTAAAAAGATACCTGTTGATGAGGATTTTGTTGGAAAGTTAGGTAAAGGACCGGGTCCTGGTCAAATGGGTGCAGCTGGAGAAGACATCAATTGTCGTTGTTTCCTTACTTATTCAGTTGAAAAGATTGAGAAACCAGATGCAAAAGACCTTGAAAATATGACATTTGAAACATGGAAAAAGGAGCGGTTGAAAAATGGTTGATAAAACAAATGGAAAAATCACAAACGTTGAGTTGGAAATGGCTTTAGATGAAGCAAGAGGTCAACTCCCTTACCTTATTGAGAGTACAGTAATTCAAGGGAAAATATTGAAAGCGAAATTTGATAATTTAATAGCTGCAGGATTTACTGAAGAACAAGCATTGGAAATTGTAAAAGCACGTCCGGTCTATGAGTAAAAATGATAAAAAAGGAGGTCAAAAGCGTGAATAACAAAAAAATGCTAATACAGGCTATAGAATTTTTAAAAGATGTTAGTGCCGATAAAGTTGAATCTATCCAAATTGAAAATAACAGTTACGACGATGGTTCTAATCGTTTAACTATAGATGTCACGTTCTTGCCAAAAGCAGAAAAACCATATGCAGCAAAAGGACGTGCGCCATTATTTAGCAACGAAGAAAACGAAAAAGCGGTAGAAGAAGCATTACGGAATTATAAAGAATCAAAGAAATAGAACTTATAGCAGCTCAAAGAGGTGCTTTTTTTATTGCCTTTTTTTCGTTCTGTAGGCGTTAAAGAACAAACGAATATAAAACCATTAGTAGAACTTTATAGTTGCTTATATGGCAAATATGAAGGTCTGATAGGAGGAATACTTAATGACTTTAGAAGAAATCAAAGCATGGCTTGAAGCACATAAAGCAGAATCAGAAGTAGCAGCTTATCTTGGAGAACTTTCTGCCGTATCAGCTGATAAGGTGAAAGGGTTCCTTGAAACAGAGGAAGGAAAACGTCTCATCCAACCACGTTTAGATCAGCACTTTACGAAAGGGCTTGAAACGTGGAAAGCAAACAACCTTGAAGCTTTGATCAATGAAGAGGTTGCAAAGCGTAATCCTCAAAAAACTCCAGAGCAACTTGAAATTGAGAAGTTGAAAAAGCAAATTGAAGACGCTGAGAATGCTCGTAAACGAGAAACCCTAGTTAATCAAGCATTAAAGGTTGCAAAGGAAAAGAATCTTCCTGATGGCATTATTGATTTCTTCATTGGTGCTGACGAAGAATCTACAACAACTAATCTTGCCAAGTTTGAAGAAGAATACAACAAAGCTATTCAAGCAGCTGTTGAATCTAAATTCAAGGAATCTGGCCGTACGTTACCTGGAACTGGTGGAGATGGCGGAACAGATGATTTTGGTAAGAAACTAGCAAAAGAATACAAAGAAAACAACGAAGGGCTTCAAGAAGCTCAAAGCCAATATTTTGGATGATTGGAGGGTCTGAACTATGAAATTTGTTGAAAGAAAATTTACGAACAAAAAGGAAATCTTAAAGTTTCCTGACCATTATGTAAATATTCCCGTTACCGTCAGTGATCAAGGTGTAACTCCGAATGTGGATGGTAAGAAAATTGTACCTGCAGGAACGATTATCGGAGGTGGATTCTTAGCTGATCAGACTGTACAGGCAGTAAAAGCAACTACAAGTGGAACACCTGCAGTTTCTAATGCTGAAGGTGTTCTTTTTGATGATGTTGATGTGACTTATGGTCCTGCACCTGGAGCCGCATTAATCCATGGGTTTATTGATTTAAACAAGATTCCTGCAGCACCTACTGCAGAAGAACAAGCAGCATTAAAACAAATTACATTTTTGAAATAAGAAAGGGATGATGAATAATGCCTACAATCTTTGACCTTGTAAGCGCAAATTATATTGCATCTTACTACCAAGAAAATTCAAGCAACAAAGTTCCATATCTTGGAGCAACATTATTTCCAGCTAAAAAGCAATTAGGATTGGATTTAAGCTGGATTAAAGGATCGAACGGTCTTCCAGTAGCGTTGATGCCATCAGCATTTGATACAAAGGCAACTCTACGTGATCGTATTGGTTTTAGTGATGTACAAACAGAAATGCCGTTCTTCCGTGAATCTATGCGGATCGGTGAACGTGACCGTCAACAATTGAATACTCTTGCTGCATCCAACATGAATGATATGGCTAAGACAATTGTGAACCGTATTTACGATGATGTATCGAAGTTAGTGGATGGTGCTGCGGTTCAACCAGAGCGGATGATTATGCAATTACTTTCTTCTGGACAAATTGATATCGTGGCAAATCGAGTTAATTACACATACGACTATAAAATGTCGGATGAGCATAAGGAACAGTTGCTCGATACGGCAAGATGGTCTGATACTGAAAATTCACGTCCTGTTGAAGATATTATTGCATGGCAGGATAAAGTAGAGGCTGATACGGGCGTACGTCCTACGCGTGCTATTTTGACTCGTAAAACATGGGGATACTTAATGCAAAATAAGAGTATTCGTTTAGATATGAATCCAGTTGGTGGTCAAAATATCATCCTTACCGACGCAGTATTGAAACAATATTTCAGTGCTAAGGTCAATATAACTTTTGCCGTTTACAACAAAAAATTCATTGACGAAAATGGAGTAACGAAAAGTTTCTTCCCAGATGATGTCATCACATTAATTCCAGACGGTGCATTAGGAAACACTTATTTCGGTACAACTCCGGAAGAGTCAGACCTCATGAGTGGATCTACAAGTGCTGATGTACGAATTGTAAATACTGGTGTTGCGATTACGACTATTAAAGAGCCCCATCCAGTAAACGTAAATACAATTGTATCTGAAATTGTTTTACCGTCCTTTGAATCAATCGATAACATCTTTATTGCTCAAGTCAATTAATCTAGGAGGTTATGAATTATGGCTGAAGCTAATCAGACAGCAGTACAACAACCGACAGCATCAAATGAACCCGAAAGTAATGATACAGAACAAAGCAAGTCAAAAAGAAAACGAGTAACCTTTACTAAAAATGTTAAGTTCGGGGATAAACGATATAAAAAAGGCGAGTCTATGCTTTTAGAAGAGGAAAAAGCAAAAGAATACAAGGATGATGGAGTTATTGAATAGTAGGTGATTGAATGGACCTAGAAGAATTAAAAGTTCGATTAAAGATAACTGATAACAGCCAGGATGATTTTTTAATGGTTGCTCTAGAGGACGCCATCGATTATGTAAAAACATACTGCAATAATCCTTTTAAGGGTGATCTTCCACCTGCAGTAAAAAAGGCAGTTGCCCTCATTGTAAAGAGCATGGGAGAAAATAATAACGTTGCATCTCAAACACTCGGTGACATGTCTAAAACATTTTATGAGGACGGTACACTTAACGAGGCACATAGATATCTAAGGCCATACAAAAAGGTGAAATTCATATGACTATGAAAGCTCGTCTGACGGTAAAAGATATTAATAACATTGATAAACTGGTTAAGAATGTTAATCAACTTAAGGGAAGACAAATTAAAGTCGGTGTTTTTGGAAATGAAAAACATAAAGATAGTGACATTGAAATGGTTGATTTAGCGCGGATTCATGAGTATGGATGCGACATTCCAGTTACAGATAAAATGCGTGCATGGTTTGCTTATCAGGGGTACCCACTTAAGAAAGAAACAAAGATTATTCATATTCCGGAACGATCTTTTTTACGAAGTGGGTATGATGAAAATATCGATTCAATTTCTAAAAAGATTAAAGAAATGATGCCTGATGTGATTGCTGCAGAGGTAGATCCCGATACGTTTATGGATGCAATTGGTAAGGAGTTTGCCGGGCTGATTCAAAAGAAATTAAAAAGCATAGAATCTCCACCTAATACAGAAATGACGACTCAACGAAAAGGATCTTCAAATCCATTACAAGATTCCGGCCAACTTGCTGGTGCTATTCGCCATGAGGTCGATTAGATGAGTAAACCATTTGAATTCGCTGATTTCATTAATGAATTTAAGGTGTCGTTTACTTTTACTAAAGTGGAGGAAGGTAGTTGGCAATCTAACGGGGATTATATACCAGGTGGAGCAACAACTGTTCAAATGGAGGGCATTATACTTCCCTTAACAGAGGACGATCTACGGTATTCAGAAGCTGGTTCATACTCTGTTAAAGACAAGAAGATTTATACAACGGATACTTTAGAAAATGGACAAGTAATTGAGTATAAAGGCGATACCTATACAATTCAGTCGTTCAAGGATTACAGCGAGTATGCGGATGTTTATATTTATCTAGCAAGGTGGAGGGAAAAGTGAATATCCAAGCGATTAAAGATATGATTGCCCGTATTAATCAAGATATGGGGATAACAATCATCAAAGCAAACACAACCAATAAACCGCCACCACTTCCTTATGCTGTGTACAATATCACTTCACCGTATATTAAGGAGAGAGGGCAGGGAGCACAATATACAGATGATGCAGGTAATGAGATTCGATCAGAGCAGTATCGTCAAACAATCTCATTCAATGGATATGCAGAAGATGCTGAAACCACTATGGAGTTAGTTTTTAATCTCCGACAGTGGTTTTTATTTTTGGGTAAGAGCTATCTGCAAGAAAACAATTTTGCTGTCTATCAAATAGGTGGGATTGAAAACCGAACTACTTTTTTAGTAGATAGCTATGAATACAAGTATGGTTTTGACGTTCAATTACGTACTAGTTATGAGCTAGCCCGTAAGATTGATGAAACAATAGAAACGGTAAATATAGGAGGGATTTAATCGTGCCATTAAGTGATGTAACGGTAACAATTGATTTAGTTAAGCCGTCTGGACTTGTTGGTTTAGGAAAGCCACTTATCCTGGCTCAAAAGACAGGAACAAGTTTTATTAAAAATTATAGTGATATTACTGCTGTTAAAGAAGATTTTGATGAAAGCACAAATGCTTATAAAAAGGCAGCGGCAATTTTTGCGCAGTCTCATCGTCCAAAAGAATTATCAATCGCTACTTATGATCCAGGTGTCACTGGTACTGAAGGAACAGAGGAAGGAACTGAGGAAACGGGATCCGCAGAACCATCTGGAATAACCACTGCAGCAAAAGCAGTTGAAAAATACTTCTGGAATGATTGGTTTTTCGCATTGACTGCTGATGCTGAACAAGCGGATAAAATCGCGGTTGCTGATTATGTTGAAGGACAGAAATTTAAATTATACGTAGTTAAAACCCAATCTGAATCTGAAAGAAAAGCATTTAAAGAAAAAAAATACGAATTTGTCATTGATTTTTATCATCCAACTGCTGATGAAGAAGCCGATGCTGCTTTAGTAGGCGAATGCGGATCTCAAACAGTTGGATCAATCACTTGGAAATTTAAAACTTTAACTGGTATTACACCAATTGATATTACTAGTGACGAATTAAACGCAATCCATCAAGATGGTGCGATTGCTTATGTCATGAAAGCTGGAATCTCACAAACTAGCGAAGGAATTGTTGTTAGTGGTGAGTATATCGATGTTATTCATGGTAAATCGTGGATTAAAACAAACATCGAGACAAGTGTTCAAACTGCATTTGCTAATAATCCAAAATTATCGTTTGATAGCAGAGGAATTTCTGTCTTAGAAGGCCAAGTTACAACGGTTCTTAAACAGGCCTTTACGAATGGAATTATTGCAGCAGATAGTGATGGAAACCCAATTTATAGTATTACAGCGAAATCAAGAGATGATATTCCTGCAGATGAGCGTGCAAGTCGTATTTATAACGGACTTTCTTTCAGCTTTGATCTAGCAGGTGCTATTCATGAAGCAACTATTACAGGTGAAATTGGAGATTAATTTTTTATATAAGGAGGAGATATCATGACAGCTTACGACGCCTCATTAGTTAGTGTAACGTTGGACAGTCGTTATCTTACTGGTTTTGCAGATGGTTCTTTTGTACAAGCTGAAAAAGATGAAGAAAATTTTTCAACAAAGGTTGGTGCTCAAGGGGATGTTTCGGTTGCGAAAACTAACAATCCACTTGGAACAATTACTCTTACACTTTCTCAAGATTCGCCATCACTGCCTTACGTTGTTGAGAAGTCAAAAACAATGACCCCATTTCCAGTTTGGGTAAATTATAATGACGGCACGGTAAAAGAGAAAGTTGGTGGCACGAAAGCATTGATCAAAAAAGCTCCATCACGAACTTTTTCAGGGGAGATTGAAAACCGAGAAGTTGAAATTCAAGTTTTAGATTACACAGAAGAATGATGAAGCATGAATAAAAACTACAAAAAAATTAGTTATCTCACGAAGCAGTCAAATAAGGCTGCTTCTTTAAATTTACATTACAAGGGAGAGGTTTTTAAAATGGCTAAAATTGGAACTCAAAAAACAGTTGAAATCGGTGGAGTTAAATATACATTCCAACATCCGGGCACTCGTGAATACGCAAGAATTCAAGACAAAACTTTAAATGAAAATGGTGTTCCTTCAATGGAAAAAATGGCAGATGAGGTTTTTAAACATGTCGTGGTTGATCCGAAGGTAAGCTTTGAGTATTTCGACGAGCATGATGGATTTGATGAGGTGCTTAAAGAAGCAATGACCTTTCTTAAATCTGGAAAGTAATGGTCCAGATAAAACTGCATTAAAGCAAGAAGTTGAAAAAAATTGGTGGTTTTGGCGGCCTATAGTCGCCAAAGTCATTTCTTATACTGAAGCAATACAGATGTCTAGGTACCAAATACTACAAGTTAATATGGCCATGGACATTAACGCTGAAAAAGAAGAGAAAGCTTTGAAAAAGAAAAAGTAACAAGAAAGGAGGGAGACCATGGAAGAAAACCTGCGCGATATGATAGTCTCGATTAACTTTGATACTGATACATCGCCTGTCAATGATATGACTAAGGCAATGCGAGAGTTTTCATCTTCAACCGATTCTACAGCAAGAGAAATAGTTAAGTCAGCCAAAGTCGTTGATATGGCATATAAAGGGATGATTGATGAATCTAAAGCATTCGTTAATCAATTTTCTCGTCAAAGTGATGTGATTCGTAAACTTGCTCGTGATTCTGGTATGAGTGCTACTCATCTTTCAGAGGCCTGGGCAGATATGAGTACAGATATGCGTAAATCATTGATTCAAAATCATAACCAAATGAGGAAATTCAGGAAGGATCTTCTTGATTCAGAGTTTGATATGCGTAAACTCGGAATGCAAATGGGGCACTACTCAGGTAACACCAATGATTTTATGAAAGAAGTTCAGAAGCTAGGTAAAGAGCATAAGAAGATCACTGATCAAATGATTAATAGTAACATTTCAATGCGTCAGGGCATTATTGAAGGAATTGCGACTATGTCTGCTATGTCTACCCAAAGCGAAAAGATCGCTAAAGGGTATGCGCGAATGAATAATGCATTATTGAGTGTAAATAAACCATTTTTAAATATATCTAGTAGTCTAGCGAAAATAGCACGAGACAGTAATGCTGCACAAATTGCTCTAAAAATGCTAGGTCCAAATGCTAAGATGAAGGACTTGCAAGATACTATCGGCGTAATTAACCAAGGGATTATGAGACAACAATCGTTATTATTTGTGGCAGGTACAGCATGGTTAGGATTTACGGCCATAATGGCTCATGCAGCATTAGGACCCGATCCTAGTAGGGTAAAACAACAGGAGGCAAACCTAACTAAAGTATATCGTGATGCATGGAGTCAAAGAGTTAGTGAAGTCTCTAACTTTGTTGGGTTATTTGAGAAGGCATCAATTCCGAAAGTTAAAACGTCCGATCTTACTAAGGCTTTGCAAAGTCAAGTCAATGCTATAAAAACTTGGCAAAGCAACCTTCAAGGTCTTGTAAAAAAAGGTGTTGATAACGGATTAATTAAGGAACTGCAAAAGGCGGGACCATCTGCAGCGGGTCAGATTAAAGCTTTGAATTCCATGAGTAAGCCGGAATTAGATAAATATGTCTCCCTCTGGCATGAAAAAATGAGTCTTGCTAGAACGCAAGCAACGGATGAACTTTCAAAGCTAAAACAAGAAACAGACCAAAAGATTAAGGATTTACAGAATAGCCTTACACCACTAGGAAAGGCTTGGGAAAAGTTTAAGAGTACGTGGGTAACTGCTTTAAAACCTTTCGTTGAGGCTTGGGGTCAAATAGCTGCGACTTTTGTGAATATAGGGACTGAGGTTGGTAAATTTGTTCAAAAACTAAACGAAATCAATCCCTCAATTATCAAAGTAGTTGGTATGTTTGCCTATTTAACTTCAACATTAGTTTTACTGCTCACCCCATTGGCGATAGGAATAGGTTATATTTGGGGAATCAGAGCTGCACTAGGTGCTGCTTGGAAACTAATTGGACCATTTGTTGAAGGTCTTGGCGCTATGATGGGGACCGTCCTCTTATTAGCAACGGGCATTATAGCCGTAAGTGCTGCATTAAGGGATATGTATAAGAACTCTGAAACATTTAGAAATATAGTTGGTTCTGCATTAACTGCAGTAAGTAATTTGTTTAGTCCAATTATCAATGGGGCACAGAAGGTTCTTACTACCATTGCCCATTGGGATATGTTATCACCTATAGTTTTAGGATTAGCGGCTGCTCTTGCAACATTAAAGTCCGTTTCTTTAGCAACTGTTGCAATTACGAAACTAAGATCGGCAATTCTCTTACTCTCAAATCCTATGGCTAGAGCAATATTACTCACAAAAGTATGGACTGGTGTTCAAAAGGCATTCAATTTATCTGTTAAGGCAAATCCATATGTACTATTAGCTTCAGCGTTAGTAGGATTAGTAGTTGCTTTAACACTTGCTTATGATAGATCCGAAAAATTCCGTCAGGTTGTTAATAAAGCATTTACTGTCGCTAGAAATGTTGTAGGAACTTCTATTGATTTTATCAAGAATGTTTCAAAAACAATGTGGAATAATGCTTTATCAAGTACGGAGGCATTCAGGGCTGCTTTTGGTGCAAAAGTAAGTACTTTTGGATCGATCATTGTAAAAGGATTTAAGGCATCTACAGCAACAGTCGGTTCATTTTTTACGGACATGGGTAGCGATGTGGCGAAATTCTTTAGTATTGGGCTAGGTAATAAAGCTAAAACGATTGCTACTGGATTTGTAAAAGATTTACAAAATGGTTTTGGACACATTGGTTTAGGCGATGCTGCTAAAACAATTACAAATGGGTTTGTACAGCAATTGAAGGTAGGATTTTCGAGCGTCGGGGGAGTTGTGTCTTTAGTTGCTCCGTTAATAACAGGAATTGCTTTAAGTCTAGCGGGTGTGTCTGGTCCTATTGGTATAGCTATTGGAGCGATTGTCTCGTTGGTAGGGACGCTTTATCGCCTATCAAAGACAAATGCAGATGTAAGAAAGGCACTATCAAGTGCCTGGACTGGGATAAAAACGGTTATAACATCGGTATTAACAGCATTAAGTCCAATTTTTAAGGTATTTGAGGATTCTTTCTCTCAAATGGCTAAGGAATTGGGTCCACAATTTCAACAAACTGGGAAAGTGATCGCTCAAAGTATAGTTCAGCTAAAACCATCGTTTGTACAATTGGGACAAGCATTTGGTGAATTATTTAGTGCAATTGCTCAAATAATTCCTACATTATTGCCGTTATTTATGCAGTTGTTTCAAGGATGGTCGCAGATTTCAGTTACCCTTGTTAGTTCGATATTACAAATCGCTGTATCGGTTTTACCGATTTTCGTACAAGCCTTTCAACAACTGGTTCCAATGGTTTTAAGTATTATTAAAGCTGTGTTCCCTATTGTGGTTCAACTGATTGCATCTATAATTCCAGTTGTATTAAGAATTGTTCAAACTTTATTTCCAATGCTTTTGCAAGTTGTAACTGCTGTTTTTCCTGTAATATTACAAATAATTAATTCAGTTATTCCTGTTGTTGCACAAATATTCATTGCACTTGCTCCGGTTATTTCACAAATTGCAATCTCGATAATACCGTTAATTTTGCAAGCAGTTCAACTTGTTTTTCCAGTTGTATTACAGATTATCCAAATGGTAATGCCGATAGTTGTTACACTTTTAAAATTAGCAGCAACTATTATTACAACATTGGTTATCCCGGCAATTCGGCTCATTCTACAGGTAGTACAATTGGTATTTCCATTGGTTTTGCAAATTATCCAAATGGCAATTCCTATTATTGCAGCAGTTTTACGTGTTGCGGTTAGTGTCATTACTGGTGTTTTGATTCCAGCAATTCGATTTATATTAAAAATCGTGCAATTGGTCTTCCCAGCAGTAATTTCGGTAATCCGTTCAGCAATAAATATTGTGACTAATATAGTCAAGCTATTTTCTGCAATTTTGAGAGGAGATTGGTCAGGAGCTTGGCATGCAATACTAAACATCCTAAAAAGTGTTTGGTCAATTATAAAAACAGTAATCAGTACTGGGATAAAAATTGCAGTTACATTTATTAAATCAGGATGGAATGCAGCTAAAAGTCATACTGCTAGCATGTTCTCAAGTATTAAAAGCCATGTAGCCAATACTTTTCGAGATATTGTAGATGGAGCAAAGGCATTGCCTGGGAAGATCGGAAATGGCATTAAGAGTATGGCCGGAAAAGCCTTATCAGGAGTAAAACACCTTGCCAATACTTTAATTGGTGGACTGGCCAAAGGTGTAAATGGGGTATCTGGTGGAATTAACTGGGTATTAAAAGAGATTGGGGTTAAAAAGAGAATTCCAGATTGGAATCCACCAAAATATGCAACAGGAACAAGTTTCCATCCAGGCGGACCAGCAATTGTTGGTGATGGTCCGGGAGCAGAATTTATTAGGACGCCTGCAGGTCAGATTGGATTATCTCCTGCAAGAAGCACTTTAGTGAATCTTCCTCGAGGAACTGAAGTATTGCCACATAAAGAAACTAGAAGGTTATTAAATTCAGGATTTTTCCCTGCATACGCAAGTGGAAAGGGAAATGGCTTGCTTCACCAAGCTAGTGACTGGATAAAAAATAAGGCTAGTAAAGTTCTAACTGGAGCTAAAAATCTAGGACTTGACGCTTGGAATGGAACAAAGCATGCTGCATCCAATGTAGCTAGTAAAGTTAAATCTGTTGCAAGCAAGGCGAAAAGCGTTGCACTGGATGTGTGGTCATATATAGAAAATCCAGGCGCTCTGATGAAGAAGCTATATGCTAAATACATTCCTAAACTACCATCAATGAATGGGGCTTTTGGTACCGTCTTATCAGGATCCATGAAATTGGTGAAAAATAAAGCTGTTGGCTTTGTTAAAGATAAGCTAAAAGATTTTGGTGGAAATTGGTCTGGGGGAACTGCCTCATCTGCACAAGTAAAAAAATGGATTTCCGCAGCGATTCAAGCAACTGGAGTTTCAAAATCTTGGCTAGGGGCTCTAACATCTTTAGCAATGCATGAGTCAGGAGGAAATCCGAAGGCTATTAACCTATGGGATTCTAACGCAAAAGCTGGCCATCCATCTAAAGGTTTAATGCAGACCATTGATAGCACGTTCAATGCTTATAAGCTTCCAGGCATGAATGATATTTATAATCCGATTCACAACGCTGTTGCTGCTATTCGATATATGGTAGCTCGCTATAAATCTATCGGAAATGTTCCTGGTATCAAGAATATGAGTTCCGGCAAAGGATATGTTGGATATGCAACGGGAGGTATTGCAAAGAAACCACAATGGGCAACGTTGGCTGAAAACGGGTGGAAAGAGTTTATTATTCCTACCCAACCAAGTATGCGTAAAAACGCGCTTTCCTTGCTTGCTCAAGCGAATGCTGAGTTAGGATATGATTCGAATCAGTCTAATTCAAGTGTGAATTCAACATATAATCCTACAACATCGACAACCTCTGGTGGAAAATCAGTGGTTATTAACTATGATCCACATGTAGAAATAAATGTAGATGGTAATGTTGATGACGGAACAAAGCAAAGTCTTAAAAAGGAATTCCAAGATATGCTAGATGATCATTATAAAAAATTACTTGCTTTATTTAATCCAACGGAGGTGGTCTGATGGCTAAACTTGGAAAGATTAGTTTACTTATCACGGATGAGGGATTATCTTCATCCGTTACTGCCACAAGTTATCCGGTGGAAAAAGGGGAACCACTTACCGATCACGTGCAAGAGGAAGCCCAGACATTGAGTATAAGCGGTTTTGTACTTGGATCTAATTATAAGAGTAGCCTACAGTATTTTAGGGACTCTATGAGAGCAGGAACAGTCTTAAATTACACGGGTAGAACAATTGCTAAAAATGTGATCATTACTAGTATCGATGACTCTAGAACAGCTGATGTTGGCAATGGTAGTGCAGTAAGCATTAAACTCCAATTTGTAAGGTTTGCTTCAACTTCATGGACCAAAGTAAAAAATAATGGGAAGAAGAAAACAGTTTCTAAAAAATCATCAAGCTCAAAGGCAGTTTACCATGTTGTCAAGAAAGGTGATACTTATTGGGGATGTGCAATACAATATGGCACAACAGTCAAAGCTTTAGAAAAATTAAATCCTTGGCCAGCGAGAAAGATTCCAATTGGAGTGAAAATGAGAATTAAGTAGTAAGTGGGGCGCTAATCAGCGCTCTTTTTATTTAAAAAATAGGGTGGTATGAATGAATAATTACATTCCGATCGATAAAGAAAATCTGCCTGAGATTTTTGAAATAGATTTGGCTAACAGTACCTACATGTTGGGAATCAATTATAATCAGTCCTTTGATTTCTTTACTGTAGATTTATATGACAGTAACATGACTCCAATTGCATTAGGAGAAAAAATGGTTATTAATCAGCCTTTATGGGATGGATTAGTCAGTGAAAATATTCCTGCACCTACTCTTATTCCAATGGATGAATCGGGTCAAGAAACGAGAGTTACGTATGCTAATTTAATGCAAAGCGTTTATCTCTTTGTCGATGATGGATCAGATAACTCAGAAGATGAGGATGATGAAGATGACGACTAAGCTACTATTTGGACGAGTTATTAAGGTTCATATCGAAAGTAGCAAATATAAGACTGATATATCTGGGGATGATCTTCACATTGAATTTGAGGTTAACTTTGATGATGATGAAAAGCCAAATCAATCCACTATTAGTATTTATAATCTGTCTAAAACTTCTATCAGTCGGATCACAAAAGATTCATCCGTAATTCTTCAGGCTGGATATCGTTCTGATTATGGTGTATTAGTCCAAGGAAAAATTAGTAACGTAGTTACTAATCGTAATGGTGTTGATAAAATCACAACAATCACCTTATTAGAAGGGCAAGACTATACAAGTGAAAAAACACCTAAAGCTATTACATTTAAGAAGGGTACTAAGGCAGAAGTAATTATAAAAAAATTAGTTAAATTACTCGGCGTTAGTTTGGCAGAATTTAAGCTTCCTAAAAACGTTGTTTATAAGAAAGGCTATTCTGTAACGGGGCAAATTGAAAATAATTTAGTTGAAGTTGTAAAAGATTGTGGAGCTGCTCTTTATTGGAGACGAGGAAAGATGGTCATACGCTCAATAACTGAGGGGACAGACGAGAACTTTCTGTTGGAAGAGAGCACGGGGCTTATAGATAGCCCTGAAACCTTTGAAGAGGATGATACTAAAGGGTATACAGCAAAATGTCTACTCCAACACCGAATTACTACTGCTTCTATCATAGAAATTAGATCGAAAACAGCAAATGGAAAATACAGGGCAAAAAAAGGAAAGCACGTTTGTAATGGTTCGGATTTTTATACAGAGGTGGATGTTGTCTAATGGCATATGATGATAAGTTTTTCACCGGTTTGATTAGGGCAATTGGATTAAACTTGTTTGTGTCTGCTCCTGCGAGAGTGGTAAATGTTAGCGGATCAGAAGCTGACGTTAAGATTTTGTTTAAACGCAAAAATAAGGATGGTTCTACAGAAGAATATCCAATTATTTTAGGGGCACATATCCTTAAACATGTTGGATCTGTTCAAATTGGCGATGTCGTTCATCTCAATTTTACTGATCGGGCTTTAGATAATTTGAACGGTAATCAAACTTTTGATCCCGGATTCACAAGACTCCATAGCTTTAATGATGCAGTAATTGTCGGTGTATACCAAGTATAAGGAGGAGTGCTTATGTTTTCGCCTAAAATATTGGATGGAGATATTGTGATTGAAAATGGCGATGTTGTCATGGTTGAGGATGATGAAGAACTGGCGCAATCTCTTAGAATTGTCTTAGGGACAAGAAAAGGAGAATTCGCTTTGGAACCCGATCATGGATTAACCTTTGATAACATACTTGGAAAACAGGCCAACGAGTTCGAAGCGCGAGACGATATTATAGAGGCGTTATCGCAAGATAATCGGGTTTCGGCTGTAACAGGTATCACATTTGCTGATGATCGAACTAAAAGAAAACGGTCAATAAGTATTTCAGTGCAGAAAGAAGATGGTACTGAGATTGATGTGGAAGGGGTGGATGTTGATGGGGCTGGATAAAAACGGTTTTAAAAGAAAGACATACGACGATTTATTAGATGAAATGAGTGATAAAGCTCAGGAGCTATTTGGTGATAAAGTCAACATCACACCTAGATCATTTATAGGTCTGCTTATTAGGATATACGCTTGGTTTTTATCTAATATATGGGACATGATTGAAAATGTCTATAATAGTAGATTTATAAAAAAGGCAGAGGGAGTCCAATTGGATTACCATGGATCTAACCGAACTCTCCCGCGTGAACCGGCTACATATGCATATACAACACTAGAATTTAAAGGTGTTCCTGGTTATTTAATTGAAACTGAGAGGCAATTTGCTACTCCAAGTGATATTTATTTCATGCTGATTGAGGATGTAACTTTAGATGCAAATGGGAATGGTAGTGGGGACGCGGTAAGTGTAGAAAGAGGAAGTAATTGCAATGTTGCTGCCAATACTATTACAGAGCAAGCTGAACCAGTTGAAGAAATATATACAGTAAATAATCCAGTGCCAGCTACTGGTGGTGCTGACGAAGAAACTGATGATAACTACAAAAAAAGGCAACTTCAAGCAAATGAAGGGGGAGGGAAGGGAACTGCGAACGCAATCATTTCCGCCCTTTTAAACGTACCTTCCGTGCAGTCTGCAACAGCGGTTTTTAACAAGACGATGGAAACCGATGCAGATGGGAACCCTCCAAAAAGTGTTCATGCATATGTACTTGGAGGAACGAAAGAAGACATTGCGGCAGCGCTCTTCGATAGTGTAAGTGGGACTAGTGAAACAGTAGGACAACAAGAGGTAACCGTCACAGACATATCGGGATATGAACATATTGTACGATTTGATTATGCTGAAGAAGTTCAGATTTACGTTAAATTAACTATTCAAACCAATTCGAAGTTTGAAGTAGACGGCGTTACCCAGTTAAAAGATAGTATTATCGGAAAAATTGGAGGGACTGACAGTGCGGGGGTTATTCAAAATGGTCTAGATATGGGTAAACCTGTTATTATCTCTCAATTATATAACGCGGTATATCAAGTAGCTGGTCTTGATGATGTTACGATTGAAATTGGAACTGACCCAGGATCTTTAGGTACTGCTAATGTTTCAGTTGCACAACGACAAGTGGCTCAAACTTCGGTTGACATTATCGAGGTGATCCAAAATGCTTAAGGAAATGCTCAACATGCTTGTTAGTGTGTTTGTTAAGAATGAAGATTCCAATATTGGAAAACTTTTTACGATAGCAGCTGAACAATTAGCTGATGCTTCTGAAACTTTGAAAACGATAGAGGAATGGATCAGTATTGATAATGCAGTAGGAAAGGGCCTTGATGATATTGGTGATGATTTAAACCAGTACCGTGGGAAGGCTACTGATGAAATTTATAGAGTTATGATAAAAGGTAAAATTGCTAGAAGTCTTAGTGATGGAACAATTAATAGTATGATAGATGCTTTATCTAAAACACTTAATTGCAGTCCTTCAGAAATTCAATTAGTGAGTTCAATTGAATTAGGAGAAGGGGAACCAAATGCAATTATTGTTAATAAAGCTCCTCTAAATGCACTAAATAAGATCGGGTTAAGTGCTAGTCAATTTGTTCAGTTTGTAGAACAAGTATTGCCTGGTGATGCTTCCATATCAAGAGTTAATCTGGAAGGTACATTTTCATTTGCGTCTGGAAATGATGTTGAAACAAGTGAATTAGGATTTGCAGATCTAAATGGAACCACAGGAGGAACATTTGGTGGGGTATTTACACCAGCAGATGATTATAAATTGCCAATCTAGGAGGTTGATAGAATGCCTTTTGAAAAGAGCTTACCAGAATGGAATAAAGAAGGAACAGAGCCGCCACAGTCTTTAAAAGATAGTGGTTGGGCTGCGAACCAAAAACCACCAGCTGATTATTTCAACTGGTTTTTTTATACCGTTTTTAATGCATTGAAAGAGTTGCAAGAAGAAGCTATTAATACAGATCAAAAAGGTGTCGCGAATGGAGTTGCTACATTAGATTCAAACGGTTCTTTGCCAATTGTGCAAGCTGACAGTATTCTAAACTGGATCAAAGGATTTGGGTTGGGAGACGTTTCTAAAGATATATCTGGGACCGATTTGAACAACCTAGATGCAACTGGATTTTACAGAGGAAATAACCTTACAAATGCGCCAAGTTCTAGTTGGTACTTTATTATAAACGAAAAGCACCTATCAACATATAAAAGTCAGATCGCAATTTCATTCACAGGAACCGTGAATCAAGTGTTTGTAAGAACGAATAGCAACGGATCGTGGACATCATGGAAACAACTTGCAACCACAGACTTAGTAACGACTAGCGCAAACGGTTTAATGTCCGCTACAGATAAGGTAAAGTTAGACGGTATTACATTAGGAAATTCAGCGGGAAACGCGCTAAAACTAGATGGAAATGCACTTGTACCGTTAGCGAATATTCCTTCTACTTTAACCGGTAAAGACGCTGACACAGTGGACGGATCGCACGCAGGAACAGGAGCAAATAACGTTTTAAAATTAGATGGAAACGGAAAGGTTCCAGTCGGTAACTTACCGGCGGCAACGACAAGCGCGCAGGGTTCGGTACAATTATCCGATAGCACGAGCGATACAAGTACATCAAAAGCGGCAACAGCAAACGCCGTAAAAACAACATACGATAGAGCAGTTTCAGCAGAAAACAACGCGAAAACATATTCAGATAACAACCTTAGCGCACACGCTGGTAGCACAACCGCACATGCGAACGCTTCACAGAGTGTCAATGGCTTTATGAGTGCGTCGGATAAAGCCAAACTAGATGGCATTGCCGCAGGTGCAGAGGTTAACCAAAACGCATTTGCTAACATTAAAGTGGGCTCGACGACAGTTGCCGCAGATTCGAAAACAGATACATTAGAATTGGCGAACGGTACAGGAATCACACTCACACCAGACGCTACAAACGATAAAGTGACAATAGCGGTAGATTCTACAATTGAAACAACCGCAGGGTCACAAACAAAAGCGAATACGGCGGAAAATAATGCGAAATCATATGCTGATGGTAAATTTTTGCCTATTACTTCTTACACGGCTTCAGATGTCTTAGCAAAGTTAAAAACAGTAGACGGGTCTGGTAGTGGATTAGATGCCGACTTGTTAGATGGACACGATTCGAATTATTTCTTGCCTGCATCTGCTTACTCAGCTTCTGATGTTTTATCTAAATTAAAATCAATGGACGGTAGCGGATCAGGTGTAGACGCAGATTTGCTAGATGGGCATGATTCGAATTACTTTGCGCCTGCAATTGTAGCTCAATTGTTGAAAATTACTAACGATAACGGTTCTCCCACGATAGGTATATCAGACACTAGCCAGGACTTCTTGGCTGCGATTGTGGCTAAAGGAGTAGGGATGAATACTTTTTACTGCACAGGAGGAGCAGTTAATGCTCCGAGCAAGAGTATTCGAGGGATATCATTTATAACAGATACTTCTCCACGTGGATTCGTCATTGGAATTGATTATACTGGCGTAATGTGGACAAATTATACGGATCCTAATAGTGGCTGGACGGGATGGCGAACTATTGCTGATAACACTGTTGCACAGATGATGAAAATCACTAGTGATAATGGCGGTGTAACAGTATCTATTCCGGATACAAACACTGATTTATTGGCCACATTAAGTTCAGCGGGTACGGGTATGCACACATTTTATTGTCCAGCTGGAGGACTAAATAACCCTGCGAAAAACTCTCCTGTAAGAGGTATTGCACATTTTACAAATGGTACGGCTACATCTGCATCTATCGGATGGGTGATAGCCATCGATACATCAGGAAATATGTATACAAATTATTTATTATCTGCAGGTAATTGGTCGGGGTGGATTAGATCACTCTCAACAGCTGACCAAAGTGCTACCTGGTATAACCTCCCATTAAGCAATGGCGCACAAGCATGGAGTTCAGATGTAGTTCCGCAATATTGTAAAGTTGGAGGGGTTGTTTATCTGAGAGGAGCTATTACTAACGTCTCTTCTACAGGTTTAGTACTAGGAACGTTGCCTGCAGGATACAGGCCGTCAAAAACTTGGAATTTTATCCAAAATACGTCTCAAAAAGGCGGATTTGGAAACTCTGCTCGTTGGGCTATCGGTGCCGATGGAACTATTACTTTAGAATATGTTTCTAGTGATGTATTAGGTAGCTCAGTATGGCTACCATTATTTACGGATTTCCCAACCTGGTAATTGGAGGTAATGACATATGCAAGTTTATAAATATGATGATAACGGGTTCTTTGTTGAGCCTGTTATTATTGATAAAAATGAAGATGGAACTTATACGATACCCGAGAATTGTACAGATAAAGAGCTACCGCAACCTAATTATAAACCGAAATTTGATAAGGATAAGGGCGAATGGGTGGAAACATTAACAGAAGAAGAATGGTTAGCTCAATTGCCAAAACCAGAAGTCACTAAGACTCCTCTTGAAGAATTACAAGAGAAATATGATTTAATGCAAAAAGCGTTAGATGATCTCATTTTAGGAGGTGCTATTTAATGGGAGATTATATGGGGCAAAGAATCATAGATGGAGCCTATACGTATGATTTTGTCATTTCAAAACGGCCTGACTTAAAAGATGGAATCGATAACTACTTAACAGTCCAAGGTCATACGGATTTAATTGCACAAGCTTTGTCGGCAGAAAGAACTACTAGTGTGTAAATACGGACTCTGTTGAGTAAAATCACTATGATTAAACATTTTTTAGATATGTAGGATATCATCCTTTTCTGTCGAATATTACTGATTGAGAAAAGGAGGTGAGAACATGACAAATTGGTTAGATCTTTTTATAGTGCAAGTAGAATTAAACGGAGTATGGAAAGAGGCGGATATGAAGAGCGTAGAACTTGGTTGGTTTAACCAAAAAATTCCTAGTTTTTATTATCCATCCGTAAGGGATTTTGAGAAAATCAAAGGGAATCCTATAAGACTTATTAGACCGGATCTCAGAAATTCTGGAGCTGATTTGGACATAAAAGAATTTAAAGCTAAAGAGTTTCGATCGTGGTCAGCGATAAATGGAAGGATTGTTTGTCTTAATCCAAATAGGAATTATAGAGAGTATATAGTTGACAGTTCAGAAATATTAAAATAGAGGGTGGGACAAAACGCAAAAGTGGTTAGCTAAAGACGAACATTGCACAAATCAGCTCCGAAAATATACGTAGATTCCTGCGGGAGGCTCACCAGCCGCCTGCGGAAAGCGAAGAATATTTCCGGAGCGGGGTTGGAGCGCAATATTCGGGTTTTCTTTAGTTAATTTACTTTTGTCCCAGCCTCTTTTATTTGTGAAAAGGAGGGGATGGATCGAAAATCACATAATTTAAATAAATTGGGGGTAATGGAAATTGGAACAGAACGAACGGATTGCCACATTAGAGACCCAACTGAATTCGGTGGTAAAAGGTATGGAAAGAATCGAGACAAAATTGGATGCCTACAGCGCTAATTTTTTACCGCGGAACGAAGCAGATTTTAGGTTTGAAAAAGTGGAGGAAGAAATTAAAGATATCAAACAAAATAAACGAGCAAATCTATCTTTAACAGTGAGCGTCCTTGCAGTGACGGTCACTTTTATTTTTGCACTACTAAACTATTTAAAATGAAGGGTGATTAATTATGATGAAATACTTATCTGATATTAGCTGGTGGAAACAATTATCTTTAAATGTATTAACTTTATTAACATCTCTTTTAGCAGCACTTACAGTGGCTAAAGTCCACATAGATTGGTTTACAAGCGATACGATCAACGCGGTGGCTCAATTTATCATTGCTTTCGGCACGTTCTTTGTAGGTTCAGTAGCCGGCATTATTAACACCTACATCACAGAGCGCAGTAAGAAAAAAGCAAAAGAAGTAGCTGAAAAATATGCTCAGGAACAAGCCGAAGCAGCTGCAGCTAAAGTTGCTAAAGCAAAAGAAGTGCTAGCAACAACTGCTGAAAATCCAGAAACTACTCCATCAACAGAAGGTCCAGTATCAGAAACAAATACAACAGTACAATAATTAAAAGGGGATGGATCAAATTGAATAAATTTACTAAAACAACTAGCGCGCTAGTCCTATCGATGGGACTAGCTTTTTCTATTGGATCAGGATTAAAAGTATATGCGGCACAACCAAGCGTCGATTTTATCGATGTTTCACATCATAATAGCGAGTTAGGTTTGCCTTTGAGTTTCTACCAAACTATTAAAAAATCAAAGGACTACAATGTTAAAGGTGTTGTCGTAAAAGTATCAGAAGGTTCTTATTACCTTGATCCAGCTGCAGCTGTTAACATCGCCAATGCAAGAAAAGCCGGATTGCAAGTAAATGCTTATCACTTTGCTCATTACACGAGCAATGCCACTGCAAAAGTCGAAGCTCAATGGTTTGATAAAAAATTACAATTAGTGGGATTTGACAAGAAAAAGGATGGCTATGTTGCAGTAGATATTGAAGATGATAAGCTGTCCAATAACTCTAGCAAACTAACAGAATACACGAATACTTTTCTCAAAGAGATGAAGAATCTTGGCTATAAAGTAGATTTGTATTCTGGATCAGCATACTACAATAGCAGATTAAAACCATCTGAACTCATTGTAGACAAGCCTTGGCTTGCTAGATACCCACTTGATCCACAAAAGGGTAAAATTACTGCTGACTTTTCAAACGGCAAAGGCGCTTGGCAATGGGCTTCTGACTTTAAATTTAATGGCATGAGTGGCTATTTTGATGTAAACGAGGACTATGCTGGTAAGTATACACAAAATGCCAAGGATTCTGTCGGCACAATCGGTAACGTCTCGTTGATCGAGTACATGAAATCTAAGAATATGGATTCATCTTATGATGCACGCGAAAAACTAGCTAGCCAGTACGGAATTACTAATTATAATGGAACTGCAGCACAAAACTTGGCATTACTTGCAATCTTACAAGATGGTCAAGATAAAGCGGATCTAAACACTGACAACAGTAAGTTAACAACAAGCACGGGAGTAGAAAAGGCTAAAACAACAACGAAAACAGATACTGTTAAAGAGGCTAAAAAGGACGTAAATACTAGTAAGTCCAAATCTACAGCGACTAAGACTACATCAAGCACATATACGGTCAAAAAAGGAGATACATTAAGTGGTATCGGTGCTAAACTTGGTATCGATTATCACGACATCAAGTCCTGGAATGGTCTTAAGTCCGATACAATTTATGCTGGACAAAAGTTGAAATTAAAAGCAGCTACTTCAACTAAAACAACAACAACATCATCTGTACGTATTTATGTCGTCAAAAAGGGAGATGTGTTGTCCAAGATCGCATCCAAATATAATACGACTGTATCTAAACTAGAGTCATTAAACGGCATTAAAAATGTGAATCTAATTTATATTGGTCAAAAACTTAAAGTGAGTGGATCTGTTTCCACATCTACATCTGTCAAATATCAAATTGTTGTTAAAGGAGATACTTTGTGGGATATCGCAAGAAATAATAAGACCAGAGTTTCAAAGATTAAATCTTTGAATAAATTGAAATCGGATGTAATTCACCCAGGTGAGAAACTTCGGGTACACTGAATATTTTAATTGCATTTTACTAAAAATGGCCCTTCTAGATCGAAGGGCGTATGTAATATTTAAGCTTTTTACTAGTTTTCTTTTTTGAATTCATATATTTTAAAATGAAGGTTGAACTAATAATAAATACTGGAACAGTTATTATATTTTTTTAGTATGATCATGTTGTAAAAATTAATAAATTTAGCAAGCAAAGTAACAGGATACAAGTGACGATTTTTATAAAAATATTTTCCAGCAAAGGATAATTTAGTTTTTGGAAAAATTTACTAAAAAAGAAGGATTAATGGTAATAAATGTAGAATTGTGTAACCTGGTGGTGGAAATATAATAAAAGTGGATGAGTTTTGTGATTTTGAAAGGCTTTATTCAGAAAGGTGTTTTATTAATTTGTAGTATTGCTTTATTTTCAATTGCATTTGTACCACTAGCAAATGCTAAAGCAGCAGAGAAAAGTTACAATACATCTAATAAGCAAGAACAAAAAGAGTTGGACCTACTTACGGAAATCTTAGTTCAATGTCTAGTTAAAGATGAAAATGGTGAATATCAATTTGATAAAGACAAGGCACAAAAACTAGGATTGTCTAAAAAACAAATCAAAGAAGCTGATAATCTATTTACCAATGTTTTGACCCAAAAAGACATTAAAGAAATGGTCGGGGACAATGATATTATTACTACATACAGTAAAACTTCCATTACTGCAAAAGCCCTTATTAAGGTTTTAAAAAAATATGGAAAAAAAGTTGACAGTGCTATTGATAAAGGGATTGATTTACTACCGATAAAATCATCAACTAAAAAGGCTTGGAAAAAAACAATAACAAAAGTAGCCCTAGTAAAAGTCTTGGATAACTTTGTAGGAATTTCTGATACAGCAGAAAATTTAGTTAAGCGTGGCATTAAAACATTAATTCCTGGAATTCCAGATTGGGCCGCTTCTGGTATTGCAAAAACATTGATGATGGTTCTCCCTATTTAATAGTACAATGATATTAAATCAGTACAGGGAAGGATGATACTGTGGGCAAGAAACAGCCATGGTACTTAAAAAAAGGTCCATTATATTTTTTCTGTTTAATAACGCCACCAATTGGTTATATAATACTTATTACAAATTTAAAGAAATTTGACTATGACGACAGGGTAAATTATCTTACCCTTGCAACCCTAATGATGTCTATATGGGTTTTAAAATTTTTGCCTGACAAACTAAATATGTATGTTTGGTGTTTTATATTAGCAGTAATAATAGTTAATGCTGCCTTAAAGTTTTTTAACAAAAAGGAAAAATAAAAAAAGAGGAGGGCTATATGCACTCCTTCTTTTTGTCTTTTATGGAAGGGTGAAGAATAATGCTAGAAAACACTCCATTTGGATATCTCATTGCGTGTTTTGTAGTTACACTTTGGGGAATATTTTGTATCTTTTCCCCTGTAGAGGCAATTCGTTTATGTTTTAGAAATCAAGAATTCAGCCCAAACTTTATTTTGATTTTTATTTTTAGGTATATAGTCGGTATTATTTTTCCTATCTTTATTTGGATTTTATATTTTTCCTTTAAAATAGAGGTTAAGTAATGATAAGTTGGAAGATTCTACTATTAATAGAAAAGAGGTAAAGAAAAATTTTTTATCACTTTAAGTTATTTGCTTTTCCAGAAATACTAGTGAAATAAAATTCTCTTATAAAGAAACTAATTCAATGGAGAAAATGAATTTTTCATTTTGCTATATAGAAATAAATGTAATAAGCTTTCCATATCATCCTTCACATAAAAAGCCCTCACGGTGTGGGGGTTTTTTTATTGACGATAGAGATAGGACATTATATATTAAAGCTAACTAATGTGACTTGGTGCAAATCAATAGGCACCAATCGAAAAAGGCTCTCACGAATATGTGGGAGCCTTTTTTTACTGATTAAAATATTTTTTCTAGTACCTTAGCATTGACGATCACAATTTCATTATCATCTAGCCCATCATCTTGGTTTGATATTTTGTTACCTGCAATGATATAACAATGGTCTGTAATAAAATATCCCTCAAAATCATCGTAAGTTTCAAGATTCCATGCTGATGTGCCATCTAATTCCATCATTTCAAAATATTCATCTGTACCATATTTCGGAAACTCTCTTTCATCTTCTCGATCAATGTTATGGCGGGAACATTCGCAAATTTCTCCGATTTTTCTTTCTTTATTCTCAAAACGAATCCCAACATACCAATATTCATCTTGATATTTTTCCAATGCCTTTTTACAAGCTTCCTCAATGTTCATCAT